AAACTTGCTGACCTAGCTCTGATGAACAGAGAGTTAGATATCAAGAAGCCAACAGTTATGTATTTACTGGCTTATAAGCTAGATTGTGAAGAGCGTGCTAAGTCATTTACAGATAGTCAGAACATACAACGAAGTGAGATGCAGCATCGTTACTTTAAAGTATTAAAACTATCTGGTGCCTATGCATTTGTGGCAGACCAAGAGGAAATTACTATCAAGGATTTAGAGCATGCCATGAAACTTGTGGAAGACTCTGGAGAAGCATTTGCTGAATTGATGAAACCTCAACGTCCTTATGAGAAACTAGCTCGTTACTTAGCTAACAGTCCTGAAGAGATTACGTTACCTGACTTGGACCAAGACCTACCTTACTTTAAAGGTTCGTCTACCCAAAAGGATTACCTAATCCAAATGGCTACAGCTTGGGGTTACAAGAACGGTGTAGTTATTAAGAAGTCTTATTCAGATGGTGTACTATTCTTACATGCAGATGCAGTCTTTGAGACTGATTTGAGTGAAATGATTATTGCCTATTCTACAAGCCAAATTGCTGAAGGGTTTACCCCACATAAAGTTAACTTTGATAAGTTGCCTAATCTATTTAAGCAGCCTAACTACCATTGGATAAACCATCATGTAAAAGATGACTATCGTAATGAGGTTAATTGTATTAAAGGTTTCAATCTATTGGTACTGGACGTAGATGGTGGTGTATCCCTATCAACTGTTAAGTTACTGCTTAATGATTACAAGGCCATCTATTACACTACCAAGCGTCATCAGACTGTTGATGAACACGGTAATAACTTAGGTGATAGATTCCGTGTAGTTCTACCTATGAATTACACACTACCTATGGACGCTGACAACTACCGTAAGTTCTATGACAACGTGGTAGCTGAAATGCCATTCCCAGTAGATGCAGCATGTGGTACACGTTCTAAGAAATGGTTAACCAATGCCAAGACTGAGATACATACCAATGATGGTGTACTGTTTGATGTGCTCCCATTCATACCTGAAACGGTTAAGAATGAAGAGCGTGAAAACAAGCACATGGAGCAGAAAGATTTAGATAATTTAGAACGTTGGGTAATTAACAACACTGGTGATGGTAACCGTAATAACATGTTATTGCGTTTTACTATGATCCTTATGGATGCGGATTTATCGTATAATAGAATCCGTGAACGTACTATTGATTTAAACAGTAAGTTACCAGACAAACTATCAGAAATGGAATTATCTAAAAGTATTTTTCATACTTTGGCTAACCGTATGGTTGCAGCAGGTAAAGAGGTTTAATGGGGCACTCGTGCCCTTTTCCGCTTTTGTTTAAAGGATTTCACCATGTCATCAGATATGCCTGAGAAAATTGTTATTCTTAACTATCAGTCAGGTCAAGTATACATACTTGATTATGACTCTAATATTTACGAAGATGCAGAAGACTTTTTTGCATCTGAAGAGATGTCAGACTTCAGCTATAACGACTGTCATTACATGGTAGTCAGAGCTGAAGATTTACAAATATCATTCACACCCTAGTAAGGAAAAAGTATGGCTAATAAACGTGTAGCACTAATTTGTGGAGAAGCCAGTAAAGGCAAGACCGCAAGTCTACGTAATCTTAAAAAGGTATTACTTGCTAACTGTGAAGCAGGTAAGGATTTACCATTTAAGGGTACTGAATTTAAGAATGTCACAGTACAAGACCCGTACCAACTTGAGCAATTCTTTGAGCATCTTGAAGCCAATGATGAACTTGACTATGGTGTGATTGATGGTTTCAACTACCTATTGGAAATGTTTGTATCGGTACATATCCGTACAGCAGCAGATGGTCGTGAAGCATGGGGTGAGTATGCAGAGTATATCAAAATGCTTATGCAGCAATACCTAGCAGCTTGTACTAAGCCTATCTTGTTTACAGCACATACATTCACTGTCTACAATGAATCATCAATGGCAATGGAAACTAAAGTACCTGTCCAAGGTGGTGCAGCTAAGATTGGTATTGAGAGTTATTTCACTACTGTAGTAGCAGCCAAGGTTATGCCTGTTGATGACCTGAAACCGTACGTAGGTGAGTTATTGACTATCACGCCACGTGAAGAGGCTATGGGCTTTAAGCATGTCTTTCAAACCATGATTACTAAAGAGACTCTGAGTGAGCGTATACGTTCACCTATGGGTATGTTTGGTGATAACGAAGTCTACATGGACAATGATGCAGAGCTTCTATTGAAGCGCATGGATGAGTACTATGGCTAAGCCAACTCAATCAGAATTAGCTGAGTACCTATCCTATGACCCTAGCACTGGTGAGCTTACTTGGATTAAGAAAGCAGGTAACAGTACTGTGTTAGGTAGTAGAGCAGGTAGCACATCTAAATCTGGCTACAGACGCTTAACTTTTAAAGGTAAGAATTACCAAGAGCATCATGTAATATGGTGCCTTGTATATGGTAGCTTTCCCGCAGACCAGATTGACCATGAAGATCAAGTACGAGACAACAATGCCTTGTACAATCTCAAAGCAGTTACTAAGGCAGAGAATGCTCGTAACCGTGCCAGACAATCTAATACTTATTTAGATGAAGCAGGCATATGGTTTTGTAAGCGTAGAAAGCGGTACATAGCAGAAATTACCCATCAGGGTAAGAAAGTATTTCAAAAGTCTTTTAAAGAAATAGAAGACGCAATCCAAGAGCGTGCAGCCAAAGCTGAAGAGTTAGGCTTCCACGAAAACCACGGTAAATCCAATAACAGTAACAGGAAATTTTATGACTAACTTATTATCAGGTATCAAAACAGCAGACAACGTTGAAGAAGTACAAGACGTACTAGCATCTAACAAGTTTGCCAAAGCCGAAAGCGGTATCTATGACGCTACAATTAAGTATGCTTACTTGAAGCCTGCATCAACAGGTTCAATTGGTTTACACTTGGAATTTGAATTAGACAACGGTATCTTGATGAAAGAAACTTTGTATGTCACAAATGCCAAAGGCGAAAACTTTTACGTAGATAAAAAAGATGCGAAGAAAAAACACCTACTTGGTGGTTACGTAACAGCAGACTCTCTAGCATTATTAGGCGTTCAGAAAGAGTTGTCAGAACTCAAATCTGAAGAGCGTATTATTAAATTACGTGATTACGATCTACAAAAAGATGTTCCAACCCCAGTTAACATGCTTGTTGAATTGGTAGACAAACCAGTACGCATTGGCGTTATCAAAATCATTCAAGACAAGACTAAAAAGTCTGACAAGACTGATAGCAATGGTAAAGCAGTATATGTATCTACTGGCGAAACCATGGTCAAAAATGAAACTGATAAAGTATTCCACTTAACCAATAACATGACTGTTGCAGAATTGCGTGCAGGTGCCACTGAAGCTGCCTTCATTGAAAGTTGGAAAGAAAAGTGGGAAGGTAAAACTTACGACAAGTCAACTACCTCTGGCGGTTCTTCAGCTAAATCTGGTGGCGCTTCTAAGCCTGCTGCGACTAAGAGCCTATTTAACTAATAGACTAATAGTTTAAACATAGTACGTATACAAAAAAGACTGTAATAAACTGCAGTCTTTTTTTACCTCTTTAATTTACACAATATTTATAACCAAGGATTAACATGTCAAATAATATTTTACTTGAGTCAGCTGATGATGTAGCTGTAGTTTGGGCAAACTGGCATCAAGACATTATGCTTATTCTAGATGAAGGTCTAGAAGCTGCAACTAATGATGTAAATACCGGATCAGCTTCTGGTGACCCTGTAGTAGTACAACGAGCAATGGAAACTGTAATTGATTTGATTAAAGAAAAACCAATCAACACTCAGTATTACATCAACCAAGATGTTATGAACCGTACTCGTGATTTAGTGAACGGTATTACTGAAGAGCCTGTAGCGGATGATTGTGATTGCTTTGGTTGCACACTGCGTAGAATGGCTGAAAAAGCTCAAGAGTTACGTGAGCAGCCTTAATGTATTAGGCCTAGACCCTAGTTTAAGAAACTGGGGTATGGCAGCATGCACACTAGTAGATGGTGTGTTGACAGTCATTGACGTACACATTACCAAGACTGCTAACATTAAAGATCGTAAGGTTAAACAGAACGTATCAGACATACAAGCAGCAAACCAATTATACAAAGGTATGCTTAAAGCTGTGGAGTGGGCTGATGTAATCTGTATTGAAGTACCTCATGGCTCACAATCTTCAAGAGCTATGGTTTCATATGGTGTCTGTGTGGCTCTCATTGCCATTATACAAGAGCTTAATCCTAATATAGTGCAAGTATCAGCAAATGACGTTAAGGCTATTGTACGTACAAATAAAGAGCATAAACCATCTAAACAAGATGTTATTGCTTGGGTACGTAATAAACACCCCGAAGCACCATTACCTTTCACACTGGTAGCAGAGCATATGTGTGATGCAATAGTAGCTGTGTACGCTGCTATGCTTAAACCCCAATTTAAGGAAATGACATGTACTACCGTGACAAAATGATTGAGCATTTTAAAACCAGTAATAAACCTGTGCAATGTTACGTTGATGATCTATCAGAAGAACGCGCAAAGAAAGATACAGACTACACACAATTTATGGTGTCTTATGATTTAGCTTCAGATTCTTTCATCAGTAGTGAAGGCCGAACACCTTGGAAGTATGCAGTTCCAGTAGACCCAAAGGATATACAAACCATGAGTATTAACACCACCACAGGTCAAGATGGTAAGAAGTCTTCAGTGATTATTCAGCACTTTAATTACCAACACCTACCTACACATCTGCAAGAAGTTTCAAAACAGTGTCATGACTTAGCTGTTGCTATGGATCAGGCATTACCATCAGGCCCTGAAAAGTCTGCCGGACTACGTAAGCTGCTTGAAGCAAAAGATTGCTTTGTGCGAGCAAACCTAGCTAAGTAGTTTAAACTCAACCCAAATAAATTTTAAGGATACACCCAATGCAAATCCAATTAAACGAAGTAGAATTAGAAGCAGCAGTTACCCAGTACCTAGTGTCTGAAGGTATGGATCTTACTAATAAAATTACTGACTTTGAATTTGAAGGTACATGTGCAATCAATATTGAAGTTGATGAATCTGCTGCAGCCGAGCCGAAGGCTAAGGCAAAGCCTAAGACCCGTGCTAAACGTAAGCCAAAGGCTGAACCTGCTCCTAAAGTTGAAGAGCCAGTAGAAGCTGAGACAAACCGTCTAAAGCCTGCTGAAGAGCCTGTGGAAGCCATAGAAGAAAAGGTTGAAACAGTACCTGTAGAAGAAGTAGTTGAAAAACTTGAAGAGCAAACTAAGCCAGTTTCTGAAACTGCAGCAGTAGAGCCAATCCAAGACACAGCTACTCCACCTGAGACTAAAGACAATGCTAAATCAATCTTTGCGTAAAGCATTTGGTTTCATTATCTTCATAGCACTAGGTGTAATACTCTTTATGGCTATCACTATGTTTGTCAAAGTGGTAGCTGTAATTCTTGTAGTAGCATTCCTCATGTGGCTTATTTGGGTAATGAATACTAAGAAGACCAGTACAGACCCTGATGAAAATATCACGTAAGATATAAGGTCTGGTGTTAGTATAGGCATCCCTTAATTACAGGAATACTTAATGCGAACAATTACTTATGCACTAGCAATCATACTATCAATCACTCTAAACGCTACAGCGGCTCAGGCCGCTACCGCTTCTTGGTATGGTAAACCTTTCCATGGAAGACTCACTGCAAGTGGAGAGCGTTATAACATGAATGCATTAACTGCAGCCCACAACTCTCTACCTTTTGGTACTATGGTTAAAGTCACAAACCTATCTAATAATAAGTCAGTTAAGGTACGTATCAATGATACTGGTGGCTTTAAGAAGTACGGTAGAGTTATTGATCTATCCAAGAAAGCCAATTCAATTATAGAGTGTGGCCTATGTAAAGTAACTATTAAGGTACTCAAATGAATTACACTAATATTATTATTATCGTGATTAGCTTAATCACAATATTTAATATCTACTACCTTTACCGTAAAAAGTGTAAAGAGAATGATAAGCTGTGGGGAAGTTTAAATAAAGCACATAGTACCAACCATGAGCTACGGGAAAGACTGGAAATAGTAGGTAAAGTTACACCAAATACTCTATGGCAACATTCTAATGGTGCCGTGTATGAAGTAACTGGGTATGCCAATTTACAGTCTAAGGCTTTAATTAGATACCCAATAAATATCATCTATAAGAACAGTAATAATGATGTCTGGTGTCGTCCACTGTCTGATTGGCATCGTAGCTTTACACCATACAATCCTTAGTATACAATCCGTATTTACAGATACCCCCATCAAGGGATACCAGAGTTAAGTCTGGCAGCGTTATGTGACCCACAAGCCTGTAACCAACGATAGGAGTCGCTATCTGTATGCCCGAGGTTGCTAACTTCCTCAATAAATAAAGTTAGGCACAGGCCTGCAGAGTTTTTCTGTTTATCTGGTAAACTAAAACAGTTCAAACATCAAAAAATTTAGTGCGTGTTCAGTTGCTTTTGGACTAAATTTCTAAACTATTAAAAGCAGCCGTCTGGTGTCGCAAACACCCGTAGTGGATAGGTAGCGTAAGCTATAGATTGCGTCAGGAAGCTACGTTATAATTACTACAGTTTTATATGAGTACCAACACTATCCGAGTTGGCTAAGTGCAAAGAACTTATTTGTGAACACTCAGTACAGTCCTCCTTGTGGGGTGTAGGGGCAGCGGGTATCCTGAGAAGCTCATATAAAACTGTTACTCTAATACAGGCTATAACATAGCCGGTATAACCACTTTCTGAAATTGCTTGTGTGGTTAGAGGGGTGAAAGTCCTCAACAAGCAAACATTATGTGCCTATAGCTTAGCGGTCTAAAGCAGTGAACTCATAATTCATTGACCGTAGGTTCAAATCCTACTGGGCGCACCACTCCATACCCTACTAGAAATAGTAGGGTTTTCTTTTGAGGGTATACTTTATGAATTTCATAATTAACTGCATTTTTCTTTACTTGTGCTCAATGCTGATCCTAACTGCAGTATGTGTTTTCAGTGGTATAGATATAGAATTATTACAAGTAACTAAGATACTAGTTCCAATTATTTTAGTAGTTATGACTATTGTTGAACTACTTTCTAAAGTCCCTCGCTAAAAGGTATTAAACCATGGATGCTTATCGTGTATTCCCAGATAGTATGAAGAATAAGTCGTATGATCAAATGAGTAAGGAAGAGCAAAAGCTCATGCGGGATTATGTTAAAATTTTTAAATACTACAACGAAGATAAAGCACAGTTAATATTTATAACTTTTTCTGATCACACACTATCAAGAGTATTAGTACCTGCCCAATCATTTAAAGCCAAAGTACGTAGATTTCTATACCGTACCTTTAATCCCTAGGAAACTATTACTTGATGTAGTAGTATTAACCCAACCAACTTATAAGAGAGTTTTAAAATGGCCACATACGTATCATCATCTTCATCAGCAGGCGGTATCGGCTTCTTCGGTCTAGTCTATGCAGGTATCATCTTAGCTAAAGTATTTGGCTTTGTTGATTGGTCTTGGTTCAACATTCTATTACCATTCACTATTGTATTTGGTATTATTGTATTCTGCTTTGTTGCATACTTACTTATCCTGTTAGTTGAGGGCA